ATGCTCACCGTTAAGCAGATTGAAGCAGCTAAGCCGAAAGAAAAACCATACCGCCTTCTCGATGGTAATGGCCTGTACCTTTATGTCCCTGTATCCGGGAAAAAGGTATGGCAGCTTCGCTACAAGATTGACGGTAAGGAGAAAATCCTGACCGTCGGAAAATATCCGCTTATGACTTTGCAGGAAGCAAGGGATAAAGCATGGACCGCGAGGAAAGACATCTCGGTTGGCATCGATCCGGTAAAGGCGAAAAAGGCTTCGTCTAACAACAATTCATTTAGTGCGATTTACAAGGAATGGTACGAGCACAAGAAGCAAGTCTGGTCAGTAGGCTATGCAACTGAACTTGCAAAAATGTTTGATGCCGACATTTTACCTATCATCGGCGGCCTTGAAATTCAGGATATTGAGCCGATGCAACTGCTGGAAGTAATCCGCAGATTTGAAGATCGCGGTGCAATGGAGCGAGCCAACAAAGCCCGCAGAAGATGCGGCGAGGTTTTCCGTTACGCTATTGTCACTGGTAGGGCTAAATATAACCCGGCACCTGACCTTGCTGACGCCATGAAGGGATACCGCAAGAAGAACTTCCCGTTTTTACCTGCCGACCAGATCTCGGCATTCAACAAAGCACTTGCAACATTTTCAGGAAGTATCGTATCGCTCATTGCCACCAAGGTTTTACGCTACACTGCCCTAAGAACGAAAGAGCTTCGTTCCATGCTATGGAAGAACGTCGATTTTGAAAACAGGATTATCACCATCGACGCCAGTGTGATGAAGGGACGCAAAATTCATGTGGTCCCGATGTCAGACCAGGTGGTTGAACTTCTCACTACGCTAAGCTCAATCACCAAACCAGTCTCAGAGTTTGTTTTTGCCGGGCGCAACGATAAGAAGAAGCCAATCTGCGAGAACGCGGTATTGCTTGTGATCAAACAAATCGGCTATGAAGGTCTGGAAAGCGGTCACGGATTCAGGCATGAATTCAGCACGATTATGAACGAGCACGAATGGCCTGCCGACGCCATTGAAGTGCAACTGGCACATGCCAACGGCGGTTCTGTACGTGGAATTTACAACCATGCTCAGTATCTCGATAAGCGCAGAGAAATGATGCAGTGGTGGGCGGACTGGCTTGATGAAAAGGGGGAGTAATTGGCATAGCCACACTGGAAACAAAAGAAGTTAATCTCTCAAAATACCAAATGATCAAGTTATATGATAACAGGCGTGAAAATATACATAGAATGACAGTCAACCGCTAGATAACATCTAGTTAGTCTATATAGATAATATCAACTAAATCTGATAGACTCCCGCTTCCCGTAGAATATGGATTTTTAGCATGAAACATATACAATCTTTAGATGGTGTGAGAGGTATTGCGGTGCTCATTGTAATGCTTTTTCATGCCAAAGTTTCAGGATTTTCTCTTGGTTGGTCTGGAGTTCCGCTGTTCTTTTGCTTATCTGGTTTCTTAATTACCTCAATCCTTATCGAGGATAAAGACTCTGGTTTTAGTAACTATATTAAACGATTTCTTATAAATAGATCGCTTAGAATATTCCCGTTATTTTATGCTTACCTACTTGTTAACTTTATTCTTCTAATTGCAACTGGGAAACCAACGGATGGTTATTTGTGGTTTATAACTTATCTACAAAACTATTATATAGGAATAAATGTTACAACACCTGGAATTTTGGGGCACACCTGGTCTCTTGCAGTGGAAGAACAATTTTACTGGCTTTGGCCTCTATTCATATTTTTCATAAACAAAAAGAATATGAATCTGATTTTTATCATACTAATAATAACATCAAGTATATCAAGATATTTTATATTTCAAATCACTGATGGAAACCCATACATTGTAAATGTAACTCTTATCAGTTGCATTGACATGTTAGTTCTTGGTGCTCTGTTTTCAAAGATAAAAGATGATAAGTACGCATATGAATCAGGATTTTTAACTTTTATAGCAGGTGTTGGGCTGGTTCTTAATGGAATAAATTCTGTTGGTCTTAATGCTTTTTGGAACCCTGTAGATTGGGCTGGGAAATGCTGGTATATGTTTACAGCGTTTGGGATGATTTTTTCATCTGCAATTTTTTTCATTTACAAGTGGAGTGTGCTAGGGAAAAAACAAATAATAACAAAAGCATTATCATTAAAGCCATTAACATTTACAGGAAAGATAAGTTATGGTTTGTATATGTGGCATTTGCTGTGTTTTTCAATTGCAAACAAAATGTCCTCCTTGTTTGGGGTAAACAATAATGCTGTGATAATAGCATGTGGGTTTGCTATCGCATATATAGTATCAATTGCATCATACTATCTTTTTGAAATACATTTTCTTAAATTAAAAAGAAAAACCAATAGAAATGAAGACAATTTAGTTACAGTATAAAAATAGGGCGGGGAAACCGCCCTATTTTTATCTATCCTCTCTCCACGCCTGCACGAAACATGTAACATTGATGTTTGATACTCCATTTCCTGTGGTTGTATCATACACTCGAGCAATGGCAGTTCCACTGCTATGGTAAGTGTCAAAGCTCACTGCGTACTTGAATGGTGATGGCATAGTATTGGAGTGAAAATCTGGAACCGCCATTGCATATCTTGCATAGAATCCAAAGTTAATTATGTCTCCAGATTTTAAAGTAAGAATGTTTGTATAGTTAGGGGAGTTTGATATCTTCTCGTCAACACGTATTAGCCTCCCATTACCTTGGATAGTAATTACTGTGAATATTCGATTTGGATCATTGAGATAAACAACAGCTTCATCACTGATAATTAGGTGACCTATTGTGCCATCGTCGTTGTAGATTTGAGGGTCGTTTATACGTACTACAGCGTTACCCCTAACCCGGAACAGGTAGGCATTTGCCCCTGCAGCGTTAACCCTGTTGAATGTCGGGGAGTTAAATGTAACCTCAGAACTAGAGGCGACCACGATAGCCTGGCTTCCTGCTGTAATTTTCCCGTTTGCAACGTCCATTTCGAAGTTAGGTTGATTAAATATGATTCCTCTTGAGTTCGTATCTATCTGCAGGAAATAAGCATTGGCGGACCCGTTATGTCCCATGTTAAGCGCGTTGAATATCTGGTTGCTAGCGCCAGAAACTTTCACGGCATAAGCCGTCCAGTTTGCAACATAACACCCATTGAACACGTTTTGAATAATTGTTCCGTTACTGGATAGGTTAATCCCGATTCGGTTGTTATTGCACCTCATATTGTTATAAATATTTGAAAAATCAGCATATCCAGCGTTGTAACCAATATCAAAGAAATCGAGATAAAGGTTGTTAAACTCACAGTTAACTGCCTTTCCGCAAAAAGACATGTCTATTCCGACCCCGCTACCAACAGGAGGACCGCCAGCAACAGATCCGTTAACTTGGAGATTCATGTTTGATATAGTAATCCCTCTAACGTCAGAGCCCTCAGGCTTTATTCCGATCGTGTTTATAGGAACGTTAACAACTGTTGATGTTATGGATTCACCAGTTATGCTAGTTTTATTTTTTAACTCAAAATTACCGCTCCATACTCCATTAGGCACCTTCAGTAGACCATTGGCCTCACCTGTGGCAACGGCAATGTTGACAGGGTTTACGTTTTCATTTGTCGCCCCGTAACCACGGATATCACCAATTCTCTGATAGTCATCAACAGATATAAAATCATGCACTGTCCTTCCATCGGTAATGCCAACCATGGAAGAACCTATTGATGATGCAAGACGCTGCTCAAGCTGATCCGGGTCGTACTTCAGTACATTCGGAAAATAAAACTGCTGCGCACCGTACGCATCATAAACAGCCATAGAATGGCCTTGCACGGTAACGAATTTGGCAATCTGTCCATTATATACAGGGTAACCAGCAGCGTTAATGATGATTGGTTGCGAAACAGGAACGTGAGAGCCGTCTTCGCTCTCCATATAAACCTGAATCTGGTTTTCAGGATTTACCGGATCAGTGTCAATTTTTCCTATATAAATTTTGCCATTGGCAACCGCTTTAAAAGAACGTGCCATAGTGAAGAGTTGCGAAGGCATGCTTACCACAACATTTGCAGTGATATCTGACATTTCATTGCTCCAGACGAATGATATGATGCAACCATGATGTGATTGCATACCAAAATGGTACTATTGAGTATTTATCCAGTAGGTTACGATGCCATTCCACCCAACTGGTGAGGCATCAAGGATGTACAGCAAATACGACGAGGCGCAGTTTCACTTGAGACTTCCGCATGAACTCCACGCGAAAATTAAACAGCGCGCGAAGATGAATAAGAGGTAGCTGAACTCAGAGATAATTGCAGCGATTAAAGAATCATTGGCTAAACAAAGCTCTGCATCAGTTTACATTGACGATGCAGAGCGTATGGCAGAACAACAATATGATATGGTTAAGAAATTGTCTTTGATACGCTCAAGGAGCTATATAAAAAAGACAGCAGCTAACCATCAGTTACGGAGGATTTATGCAAAGAGATATGCTGAATATTGCGTTCTACATATTTGGTTTTTGCACGTTCCTGGTGTTTGCGAAGCTATTCTGACAACGCATCAGACTTGGCACCCTGAGTCATGGCGTTAATGGCCTTTTGCGCCTGCTGCATCGCTTTCTCAAACGCTGTTGATCCGCGTGGGGTGTTTGCCAGTCGGAGCATTGCATTTCTGAATGGTTCGCTCTCATAGGCGCGAGTAAGAAGTCCGTAGCTTACTGCTGCGCCAGTTGTCGCCGGGTTCATTGCTGTCCCATATCCGATAATGAACGGGATGGTTTGCTGCCCTGTTGGTGTTGTTACTGCCGCTTTTGCAGCCTGCTGCGTGGATTGCAGGTAGTTTTTCAATCCTTTCAGATAAGCAGCGTCCTGCCCCTTAAATGTGATGCCAGTCTGGTTTTGCAGGATGTTAAGCTGCCGAAGGAACTGGTCAGGGGATCCGCCAGATTTCTCCATCGCCTTTCCAATGATGCCATTGCGCATTTGCGCCCTGCCAACACGACCAACTGAGTTATACAGCGTCTTAATTTCCGATTTGTTCTTGCTGAATAGCATGTTGTTGACAACTTCCGGCGTCAGGTCGCCTTTCATGAGAACATTCTTCAGCCTGGTATTCTTTAGTTTCGCCGCTTCGTCAGCGTAGACGGCATTGGCTTGCTGATATTTACGGAGAGTATCGTTGCCAAGATTCTGACCAATGGCACCATTGATATCGTCAGTCATTGCCTTGTAAACGCGCTGAATGGCAGCATCGGAACGGTTTGGTAACACTGGTCGCTCACCCTTCACGTCCATTCTGAACTGGCTGCGCAGGTCGCTTAATTGCTTCAAATCCAGATTTACAGGACCATCAGGGCCAGCATTGCGAACAAGCTCATCACGATATGACTGAAGTTTTGAAATAGTCTCGTTATCAGCAACCTTACCAAGCTTCTGCAGGTTAGATATTTCTGTATCAATCTGCTGAATTGCTCGCGCAGGCTGAATGTTTACTCCAGCCATAGCATTCTGAACCTGTTCCAGTCGATTACCGGCGGCACGACGAATTCCTGATGTTTTCGCTTTAAGGCTGTCAATAACAACCGCTGGATCATACTCACCGAATTTATCAGCAAATCTCTGCACCAACTGGCTTCTCGCTTCCTGTTGCGTTGCTCTCATTCCGCTTGTGCCAGCCAGAGGGATATTTTCTGCTGTAGTCTGCGCCATTTTCCCGACGCGGGAGGTTGGTTGTAACAGGTCTGTGGTGTGCAGAGGAACTCCTTCACGCTCTGCAAATCTGATAGCCTGCTGCGCTTCTGGCGCGATAGCACCACGAACGCCACGATAAGTAGCACCTAATCCACGTCCGGCAGCGTTAATAGCACCGCCAGCAAGTACACCAACTCCTAAATCGGTGGCGAGTGCTTCCGCATCATCTTTCGCACTATTTGCAGCAAGTGATCCAACTGCGTTTTCTGCTAGAAGGCGAGTTGCCCCCTGAGCAATTCGACCAGCAAGTGTTGGTGCCTGTGCTGCCGCTCTCTCAACGCCAGCAGGAGTGAGGTAAGGCAATGCTTCAGCAAATACCCTTCCCTCTGTCGTTTGTGGAGTCAGCGCTCCTTGCTGAAGGCCAAAGTCCTGCTCTAATCCCTGCGTTGTTACTCGTGGCGCTGGTTGATATGTACCATCGCCAATACCGAGTTTACCGCCAGCCCATGCCGCCGCGCTTGTTACAGCATCGGCAACTGATGCAGGTATGTTTGCCACGTTCACGCCAGCCTGCACCAGTCCGCGACCAGTCTCTTTTACTGCTTCACCAAGATCAGACATAAATCCACTTTGCTGTGGTTGTTGCTGTGCTACTGGTTGTTGTGTCTCCACTGGCTGCACAGATGGCAATGGATAGGCAGCATAGAAAGCTTGCTTAGCCTGCTCTGCATTTTCTCCGGCTTGCGGGGCCACGACTTCATTGAAGTATTGCTCCTGAGCCTGCGCTTTTTGTTCTGGTGCTAACGCCTGATACTGTGGAGAGGCGATAACATCTTTCCATGCTTTAGCCATTAATCACCCCATAGTGAAGAAAAGTTACTGCTGGCTGCTGGCTGTGATACCTGTGCAGGTTGAGATTGCTGCCGCTGAGATTTACCAACATTAACGTTATATTGTTGGTTGTAATTGTTGGTGTATTCCTGAATCTCACGAATCGACTGCTGCATAGCCTCCGGGCTTGAATAGTCAACCTGCGGCATCCCCTGAAAATACATCTTCGCTTCTGCAACGGTGTTAATACCACTGGCCCCCATGTCCCTTGCTGCCGCCACACCCTGATTCTGCATTCTGCCCTGAATACGCTGTGCTGAGTTATATAACTGGCGCTGCTCTTTTCCTGTTAATCGGCTGCGAACATCAGCACCAATTGCCGGGTTACCTGCGCCGCCGGTCATTCCTGTCATGAAATCGAGAGCAGAAGCGTCTGCATTTGCGATCGCGTCGATATCCTTCTTCATGGCATAGTTTTGTGCTGATGCAGACGATGTTGCAGGCGCTGCGATTGAACTGGCAGGAACGCGAACCATATTCCCCTCGTTGTCGACGCCTTCGTAGAACGCATTTGCCCCAGCGCCGTGAAGTTTCCCGCCAACCGTTACAGTTCTGCCATCTGATAACTGAACTGTACGCTCATCATTCCCAGTGGTTCCTCTTGTTGACGCTCGCTGCATTGCCAAATCCTGCCCGCGTCGCGCAGTAGAAGCAGATAAATCCTGACCGCGCATCGTGATGTTCTGACCTCGTGCTGTTAGCGCCTCGCCAGCCTGATTGCTGCGGATTGTCTCTGCAAGTTTTCCGCGATCAATCTCACGCCCAACGATTCTGTCTTGCGCCTGAAAATATTGTTCTGGACCAAGTGCAGCCATTCCAAGGTGATCAACAAACTCTGTGAAACCTTGTGGATTTTGCTGATACATTTTCGCCACATCCAGAGGGTCTACTCCGGCACGAGTAAGCTCAGATGAGTTGTTCTGCAACCATGACATCATGGCTTCTGGAGATGAAGCTGCCAGTCTGGCACTTGCTGCCAGTGTGCCGACAGTGGAACGCTGGTCTTCATCGACAAATTTCATGCCGTTTCTTACAGCGTCAAACTGCTCAGGATACTGTGATGCCAGTTTTCGCATTGCATCGCGGTCACCAGATGTATATGCATCAGCATAAGCCTGCTGAAACTCTTGCTGTCGCTTCTGCTGATCCATCTGCTTATACATATCCATGACAGATGAAATGCCCTGCAAAGCCTGCAAGCCAACGTTATTACGTCCTGAACGCTCCATCTCGTTATTCTGTCGAATGTATGCAAGCGTGGCGTCTGCATCACTTGCTCTCGGAGCGTTGGAGTTCATGCCGCCTAACCCGGCAAGAAGCGCGCCTGAATTACCAGCCTGTTGCCATGTAGCCAAGAGACACCTCCATTAAAAAAGTGAACCAAGAAGACCGACGCCAGCACCAATTGCTGTACCCCAACCAGGCATGATTGCAGTACCTGCAGCTGCACCTGCTGCCGCTCCACCCAAGGCGCTCTGAAATCCTGATGGTTTATTCGCATTAGCCGCAGATGCTGCCGCCTGCTGTTGATACAATTGGCTGACGTTGTTGGCATAGTTCTGCCCGGCGTTTGCCTGACCTGTAAGAGCGCCAAGGCCGATATTTGCCAGATTGTTGTAGTTGTTCATCTGACCTGACAGCCAGTTTTGACCGAGTGTAGGTGCGATTGCTGCTAACTGGTTTCCTGTTGCTGTAGAGCCTAATCCACCCGTTGCCTCTGCTGCTGCCAGACTCTGGTAACGCGCCTGCCCTGCAAGGTCTTTGTACTGCTGGGAGTTGTAATACTGGTTAAGCGCCTGACCTTGCCCCTGGAGAGAGGAAAGATTCTGCAACTGTGATACGTACTGCTGAGCGAGTGGCGTGAACGGTGCAAGGTTTTGCATGTTCGTCTGCCACATTTCACGCTGCAATTCGATGCCCTTTTCAGTTGCGCGTGCCTGGGCTTTAGAACCGGAGTCGCTGCCGCCTTTCATATACCCATTCATGGGAAGCAATTTATTCTTGAAGCTTTCGCTAAGTACTAACATTTATTAGCTCCTCATATTTCGAACGAGGTAATTGATAGAGGGTGATTCCTACCGGTTTTCCGTTACTCATGTACGCATCATCAAGGTGACCAACACGGGTAGCGCCAAGCAAACGGATAATTGCCCGTCCGTATTTCGTGGTGTCAGGAACCATGGTAATGCTGTTAAGGAATGGTGAGTTTTCGAGAAGCCATTTGCAGAATAATCGATGCCCTTGCAGTGCATATTCACCACGGAATCCGGGGTCGTACACCGCATGGCATTCAACAACGCTATGCCAGAAGTTACGCACTTCATGAACGCCAGCCAGCACTAATCCTTCGTAGATGCCGAGGTATACCGCATCAGGCTTGATGTAGTATTTATCTCCACTGTCTACGATATTTCCCGTGTTTTCTGGATTGTTGAGGAATTCTGCAAGCTTCACCGGATTATCGATGAGCTTTATTTCCATCACTGCTCCGCAATGATTTTGATGGTTGTGGCAGTAAACGCCGCCCCATTTGACTGAATGGTTAACGTACTGCCATTTGTGGCAAGAAAGCCGTCTTTATCCACGCTGAAGAACGTAGCTAACAGGATGTTATCGGTTGTTGTAGCCGAGTTACGACTGCTTACCAGTGTGTCAGGAACAGAGCCGGAAAAGGTTAGCTGCATTGATCTGTTGGCGGTTCCGCTGGGCCACGTCCCGACGATCGACAGCTTGAAGAACAAGGTTTTGTTCTCGTTGAACACAACCATCTTGTTGTTAACGGTGTCGAAGAATGGTGCCAACGAGCCGGATGACGGCGTGAGCGTTTTCAGCAGGCTAACAAGGTTGGTCGGTGCTGTCGGGATGGTTACAGATACACCAGAGTAAACAACCTCTGACTTCTTGCGTGTGGTTGCATACTCCAGAGCATCAATGCGCGTTTCATGGTCTGAAACCTGCGACTCCAGCGCCTGAACTCTGGTATCAAGCGACGCAATATCGCTTTCATTCTGAGTGATTCGTGTTTCATGTTCCTGAAGAGTTGATTCTGCCTGGCTGATTCGCTCCTCATGATTAACAAGTGTTGCTTCCGCAGCAGAAATTCGTTGCTCATGATCAGCGAGAATCACATCCTGCTCATCGTTCCTGACTTGTGCATCATAAGCTCCCTGTCCGGCCTCGTTGGCCTTGTTAGCCACGTTACCAACATCAGTGCCCTGTGCGATAACGTAAAGCAGATACGACTGCGAGAAGATATTGCGTGGAAGAACTGATGTATCGAGCCGCGTAGCTTGGATGATTACCGGCACATTGAGATTCGAATCCGCCATTACTCAATCCTTATCTGAGCGCCAGACAGAGTGACAGGTGACTTCGTGATAACGCGCAATTTGAAACCAATGTTTTTCCTGATGCGCCCTACTCGCTTCCACAAAACACGCTTGTCGTAAACAAACGGTTCATTCTGCTCAATCATCTGCTCACGCCCGTAATTGATGCCGTCAGTGGTTGCAGAGAGAAAAAGGCGGTCGGCGTACTGCGCAACGCCAGTTGACGATTCAACCTCAAGGTCGAACACTCTGGCGTTATCCGCTTTGAACAGTGGAGTAAACAGCAGGTGTTCCTGTTGCTTGTCGTACTGGCTGCTGATGTCGAATTGCAATTTCCCGGTCACGGACTCCAGCTTATCACCGCACGTTATCTGATTGCCTTCGTAAATGAAGTCGATAGCGCGGTACACATCGTCATACAGTCCCGTTTTCAACACACACCATTGCGGACCATTGGCGCTTGAAGATGCGTCGTACACGAGAACATGGCGCGGAAGGTGGATAATCAGCAACTCATGAGCATCAAATCGCAGCGATTCCATCACACCATCAGCCAGTTCATCAGCAGTGTAGGAGCGGAGGATTTTCTCAATGCTCGCGCTGGCGATTGGTGATACCTGACCGGAGCCGATGATGTATACAGACGGCGCACCAGTTGCCGGATTGCTGATGAACGCATACGAATCAGCAAACGGCGTTTTGCAGTAAGTCCCGGCAATGCCTTTCTGCACCATCAGCGATGGCTGTGCGACATACAAAGCGGCACCAACAGTGGTTGCACCAGTCAAGGAAAAATATTCAATCGTCGATGAACCAAAGCAGACGATGAAGTCTCGCCATGTTCCGATGCCGATGATGCCGTCAGGCTGCGATTCTGCGCGATATTGTGCGCTGTATCTGTCAGGGTGCGATTCGTCTTCAGGGTCAGTAATGAACCATGAATCAGTTCCGTCTTTTGACCACGCATAACGCCCACGCAAGCGCGTAATGTCGCGGACTGAGCCTAACTCATACTGCGTGAATCCGCTGTCTGTAGGCCAGTTTGAGACGGTTTTAACCGTGCCATCATAGCGATACTCGACCAGTTGACCATTAACGCCTACCGCCTGTGATGTCCGACCATGTGCCATTGATACACGACCACTTCCGGCAACATCACCGACTTCGCTTTCGCCCTTATACAGCTTGCCCCCGCACACGCGATAAACAGCACTCTGCGCCATGTTGTACTCGACGCCGCGAGATACGCCGTTCACATCAGAGCGTTTGGCAATGCCCGGGAATGAGCGAAGATATCCGCTGCTGTTGAGTATTTCTTTGGGTGTAGCCAGCATATTCACTGGCAGATAGTCGATATAGTCGGCGTTTCGGAAATCTTTGCCGACACCTTTCATAAGCGGAAGTTGCTGAACCGGCATTTATTCACCTCACGTACTCGGATCATCTTTCTCGATGTAAAACCGATTCCACGTAAACGCGCTTTTGTTACCACTACCGCGAGGCATATCATTTCGCCGCTCAAGTGGTGGTATTTTGGTTAAAGCGATACAGATTGTCTGATATGCACTGTCAGCAGCGGTAAGGAGAGCGTCTGACGGCTGAATGACGTTATCCATGCACACTTGCACAGCGAGTTTCAAAGCGACGCCATCATTTGCCCATGCAGGGATACCTGAATCATCGTCAGGTAACGGCATGATGCCGTTTTCTGTATCCGCAAACTGATATCCAAGCTCGATACCTTTCGCCTGCCATGCTGCCATCATGTCTTCGAGGTCATTAATGGCATCTTCAATTGCCTGAGGGTCGGCATCTGTCAACGTGGCATTGGAATACAGCCCGGCTTTTCGTAAAGCCTTTAGAACGAGATCACCCTTCGTTTTCGCCATCTTCTTCCGCCTTAGCCACTTTTTGCTTCGTTGCGGTTTCTTCAGGAGTTTTTACCCAGCCTTTTTTCAGGTGAGATTTAACTTCTTCGTCATCAACAATGATGTAATCGACAGCAAACTGACCAGAGGTGATCATGTTGCCCGGCTTATAGAGCATTGTTCGTGCCATTGTCTTCTCCCAATAAAAATGGGGCCGAAGCCCCACCAAAATTACTGCCCGGCAATAACGATGCCCGTATATTCAGGAACCAGTACAGAGCAACCGTACAGAGTGGTGAAACGCGCAGTGGTTACGCCTTTGATGTGGTCGAAGGCGTAAGACATGATCAGCGTAGCGCCCTGCTCGGTGGTTGCCGTCATTACCTGTGGACCCTGACCAGTTGGGAACGCCAGTTTGCCGTACATCAGTTCAACAGAACCATCAGCCCAGAACAGGTTAGCCGGTGCGGCATTTTTGTTGAGAATGGTGATTGCTGCGCTACTTGCCGCATTAGCATCAACGTTTGCATATGGACGGCTGGCGACATCCGCGTTGTCAGGCGGCAGAATTTTCGGGGAGATAGTTACTGTCGTTCCGCTAACTGCCAGAACGCGGAATACCTGCGGCTGCCCGGTGGTATCTTTGGTGATCTGGTGTACGGAATTCACCCCTGCGATGGTAAATGCATCGCCAACCTGCAAGCCTTCAGAAGATACCGTAATGGTCCCCTGTCGGTTATCCACTGGCATATCGTTAGCATCTTTCGCTTCAACCTTGTGCGCAGGTGCTGCTGCCAGCGTAATGGAAGTTGCTGTACCCTTCGGAACACGACCAGAAATATCGGTCTTGTAGCTATCGAAGGACGCAACCGGAGGGATCTGCGCTTTTTCGTATGCTGTCAGGGTTGCGCCCTGAGCATAGGCACGGTGACCAAGCTCGCCAGCAAGGTCTTTATAGTTGAAGGGGTTCCAGAAAGAGCGGCGGTTGATACCCTGTGGTACCCCAATCGCCGTCATGGTGGCATCAATACCTGCCGCACAGTTCCACAAATCACGGCCCTGTGAACCAGTGGTTGAGTCAGCCATTGTGATCACGTTAGTAGCACGCTGCGTGACCATGGAAATCAGGTCAGAGTCAATCTGTGCAGCAAGGCGCATGCCTGCGGCTCGACCAGCTTCAGTTTTATGTTCCGGGTCACGCATTTCACGCGCATCCAGAGTGTACAGAATGTTTTTCGGCTCCTTGAACACTGAAGGAACAAGGCGCTGAACCAGTGCTGTTGGTGTTTTGCCGCTGAGATCGAGGCCTTCCTCAATGTTCATGTGGTAATGCTGCGGACGATACAGAACATCACCTGCTCGCTGCATTGCGGTATCACCGGGACGGAATTTTTTAGCGTTACGGGAAACTACGCAGGCGGCCTCAAAGCCTTCAACGTAGTTTTCGAACATGATTTCAAGGTCTTTTGCTAATTGGTTAGCCATGCTTAATGCTCCGATAGGTTATTTTTTTGCCTTTTTAGCGGCGAAATACGGCGTCCAGTCACCAGTTTCCAGCGCCTTGGCTTTCAGTTTGTCGAGGTTATTGATTACTGCGCCGTTGCTCCCCTTAACTGTCGGGGTCGTGGCTGCCGTGGTTTTTGCTTTTGGCATGATTCTGGCCTTCGATTCGATACGTTCCAGCAGACGACCGATTGCTACGGGGTTGGTAGCTTCTGCCAGTTGCTTGCGCAGTTCAGCGTTGCGACCGAGCGCCAGAACAACGATTTCCGGCTTCTCTGACTCAAACAGGATCGCGTTTTGTGTCTCGATGGGGATTTCCTCGAGTACGGCCTGCTCAGCTTCCTGATAGCCAGGAACTTTGAGAGCCTTAACACGTTGCTGATATTTGGATAATCGCTCTTGATAGGCAGCCTGAATCTCCTGCTCCTTCTGCTTGCGAGCCATCTCCTGTTGCTGGTACTTGCCGTTATCCTCTGCCCACTTAGCCATGCGTTGCTGGTAGATTTCTTCATCGAAACCGATGTCCTCATCGTCCAGTTTTGGCATTCGCGGTGGTTGAGTGATTACCGGCTGCTGCTCGACGGGTTTCTGAGACTGACGCATCAGCTCTTTCAGCTCGCGGTCTTTCTCTTTAATCGTCTTGCGCAGGTGTTTTACCAGTCCATGCTCTGCGCCATCTTCGCTGGTTGGCGAATCCAGCTTTTCGTCACCAAAGTAGAATTCCTGTTCTGATTCGTCGTCATCAGTTTCAGTAGCTTCCTCTGCATCATTGCCGGAGGACTCACTGCCATCTTCTGTTTCGACTTCTTCAGCCAGTTCGACATCGTCAGGAATCTGCTCTGACGCGTCGGTTTCGATTTCAACTTCTGGTGTGTTTTCTGCCATCTGGTCCATTTGTTACCCCTGTTTACTCGATGTTCAGCCCATCGGAAGGCAATAGGGTGCCAGGCCTCATAAAGACAGCCATTGCACGTTATGGGTTAATTACTGCTGTGGTTGTTGCTGAGTTGATTTTTGCAGGATGCTGCTGATGTCCATGCGCTGCGCATGGCCCTGTGCCTGACTTTTCAGGACAAGCTCTGCATCAGCACGGGCATTGTCTCCTTGCTGTTGCTGGAACTGTCCGAGCAGTTTCAGAGCCTCGCGGATATCAGATTTCTGCTGGCTATCGGCAGATGCGAGGATTTTCACAACGTTTGCCGCTGCAACCTGAGCATCCGTCTGTGCCTGGAATGCTTTAACCTGAATGGCTGCCTGTTCGTTCTGCGCTTTCTGCAATTCAGCCTGACCAGCAAGAAGCTGACCTTGCGCAGCAACCATAGCCGGATCTGGCTGACTGGCCTGTTGTTGTTTCGCCTGCTCAACCATCTGCTGTTCTTCAGGCGTTCTCGGCTTGATAACGCCAGACAGAAGCAACTGATTGCGGTTGTATTCTTTCAGGTCGTCCATCCCTTCGCCGTCCATATTGTCGAGAATCATCGACGATACAAGGTCGTGCTTCGGCGTTCCTGGTGGGATAAGTGCCAGCATGGAAAGTAACGACTTAACCGTTGCGTCACGGCGAGTAGCGAACGACTGACCGACATCGACGGTCACTTCATAGTTACCCTGCGAAAGGTCGTTAAGCGCGATAACCTGCCCTGTCTGACGGTCAACCACTTCACCAGTCATCAGCGCCACGTCATCGCTGCCGTCCTCATTAACGATACGCATCGGCGTATCGCTGCCATAGACTTCACGAGCCATAGAAAGCCACACAACGCCAGCGCGACGCATGGATTTAGCCATGTTGTCCATGTAGATATAGGACTGCGTGTCCATCCGGTTAAAGATGCTATCAACGGTATCGGTAGCGACGTTGCTCGGCATGTTCTCAAGCTGCGACGCACCTGTAATTTGCTGAATAGCCGTTCCGGTGTACTGCAATAGCCCGGCAAGAGCAGGCGGCATTTGTGTCGGAGGTGTATAACTGCTGACCTGAGCCTGCGCAGTAATATCTCCGTTTTTGTTTTTCAGACTTACCATCGGCAGGAACGCCGGGCGCTTTTTGTTGCGCTCCGCCCAATGAGTGGCGAGAGGACCAGGAATCATGTCAACATCAACTACAGGAATTCCATCACCGCCAGCCTGAGTAGCGTTATCTGCAATCATGGAAACCATCAGGTTCTCAAGACGCTGTGCATCCATCGCTTTTGCTGCGTGGCCTTCGATTCGCTCCTGATTATCAACAAATGAGCGACGCCCATATACCGGGATGAGTGGAATATGTTCGCCCGGAATACGCTTCGGTTCTTCCAGCCATTCAGCGCCAGACAGAAGACCGCAATAAACGCGGCGTTTCTTCACTGTCCGCTCACCGATCAGTTCGAATGAACCATCGGTTAGCTCGTCGACAATATCTTTGATTTGATCTTCATCATAGATTGCCGTTTCTCCGCTAACAGGGTTGCGCCATGCTGAGAGCTTCACCTTCTCTATGCGAACTTCGTAGTAGCGTCCAACATAGATGGCATCAGGCGTTGACCAGTCATATTGAGTGCCAGTGTCATCACGAGAAAGACTTGCCGCGATGGAATCAGGGTATTCAGCCTCGAACGCTTTAGGCGTCATGGAGAACATTTCCATAGCCCACATAGCATCAGAGCGGTCATATTGCTTGCTGTCCTGATCGAAGAAGACGCATGTCGCCGGGTCGTAAACAGGAAGAAGGCTGATGCGTCGCTGCTCGTTACTCGGATCCATTTCATCTTCGTAATCAGCACACATGCGGAAACAACCGAATCCGCCCGTTACAGCATCATCAAATGCGTTATCACACGCTTCGCCACCGGATGTTTCCTGATAATCAGCGCGGAATTTGCCGTTCATCTTTTCGGCTAACGCTTCCGATGCCTTGTCATCCTTCGGCCTGAATTTAACGCTGATGCGATTCTGTCGATACTCGCCAATGATGCGATCACATTCACGGGCAATCTTATTCAGTTCAAAACGCGGATAATGCTCAAACCTGCCTTCATCAAATGAGTAACCAGCGTTTGTGCTGCCTTCCCACTGTGCGCCGGACACCCTGACGAAACGTTGAGCCTCAATAATCTGCTCACGCATATCCTGCGTTGCTGACCAGGCATTATCAAAGTTGCACAGCACCTTGCGATGCCAGTCAGTCATCTTTCTATCATCAGCCATCATCCAACTCCGCAAGGTATGTTGTAGCTTGAGTAATCAATCTCTTTAGGATCTTTGATGTCTCGCATCTGTATTGCAAAACGCCTCATCATGTAGCCATAGCGAACAGCAGAAAGGATGTCGTCATTTAGCTTGACGATCTTCCCGTTCTCATCGCGGTGATACAGGCGAAACTCTTCAAAGAATGGCTCGCAGGTGTTAAATACCTTGAAACGACCGTCGAGCATCATGTCGCGTATCTCTGCTATCCCGGGTTCGACCGCATTACCTCCATCAGGCCATGTTGCATGATCTGGCAACATGTCGAACCCAGCGTCGGCGTATTGTTCCTTGAGCTGAGCGCCGCCTCCCTTTTCGTGCTGATGCCCGTCATGAGGCCAAGCCGTAGGGGTGTTTTTGCTCCATGCTTTAACAGCACTCCATGCCTCTGTCGCCTTCTTCTGTTTGGCCTTCCAGACGCGAGAAAGATAAATCACGTCCTCGTCTTTATCCCACCAAAGCTGGATGTGTGCCTGTGGGTGATCCCATCCGAAGTCCATTGCATTGATGACGTAGAAGTGATCAGGACACTCGAACGGCTGACACTTAATCGTCTCTTCCGGTATCTGGAAGATTCGACCGCTACCCATCGTAGGAATACCGCGAGCACGCGCCTCTCTCTCATGCTCAGGATAGGATGTGATGATTTGCTCTTTCTGCTCGTCGGTGTAGTGCTCAGCGTCATAGATGGTCATGTTGACCACTTTCTGCGACTTGCTGGGATTCTTCAGGAACTTGGTAACAACGTCAGACATCCCCATCAGCGGGGTAAACGTCAGAATTGAGAATTGCCCGTATTTGTTGGTACGGGTAAGACCTTCGCCATAAATGCTGTATGGTGGCTCTTCGTCAAACCACACGCCGTGAATTGTGTCACCCTGCCAGCGTGCACGGCCTTGCGAATATGGTTTGAAGTAGCAGATTGAAATGCCATCTTCAACGCCATCAGCCGTGTGATGCTTAACCAGAAGGTGATCAACAAGGTTCGGAAAGAAAGGAGACTTCTTCCAGCTAATGATGTCTTCTTTCGGTATGGAACCGTAGCCAGGCTCATCATTCTCTTCGATACGACCGCACAGGATACGTTGAGTCGTTTTGGTTACCGTCTCGTTTGTCTCGCCGCCAATCCAGAAAACAACAGGCTCATAGAAACGCTTACCTTTCCACTCTCCGCCATATTTACCATCAGCCGGATATCCTTTTGTTCCCGGATAACGCCCGGTAAGGTGAAACGCGACTTCGGCAGCACCAGTAAATGACTTACCAAGCTGGTTACCAGCCATAAAACAGCGCTCTGGATAGTCATGCCCGGCGTCGATGAACTCACGCTGTTTGCTGTATGGCGTAAATTCATATAGCAGGTGTGTGTTCCGGTAGTTCTCTTCTTCTTCGAGTAGCTCGAGCAATTCGATTTGCTCTTCGTCGCTCAGGTTATCAAGAATCGCGTCCAGTTCCACGGTTGAATAGCTCCTTGATACGAGAGCATCGCTTATCGCGATCTCCCTTATCAGGTGTCACGTCTTCAACTTGCGACTGCTCTTTGAGGCCCAAATCACGGGCGATGATGTTAGCGTTGAGAAGGTCAGCGGCTGCGCCAGAGAATTTCTGGTCGTAGATGATGTCTTCCGCTCGTGATGTGACGTCAGAAAAACCTTCCATTGACCGGAATGTTCCCCACGTTTGCCTGGTGATATCAAGGAAGGTACACAATCCTGAAATAGTCATGGCTCGCATCTTAGGGACGTTAGCCTTAATTATTTCTCCCTGATATGAAAATACCTTACCCTCCCATAGCGGGTTATCATCAGCCCACTCGAAGTATTCACAACAAGCAGCCCACAGCGCCTCGGGCGATTCGAATTTAGGATTTCGCCCATGACTACTGCGGGCCTCCCAAAATCGGTTGCCCTTTGGTGCTGCCATATTGATTATTTCCCTTCTGTTTGCTTCCCAGCGGGGAACGAATCAACGCTGCCGCCGGAATAGCAGTCAAGATCAATTGCGACTTGTACCGCTTCTATCGCATTTTTGCCACAGTGCATGGCAGTGCGAGCAATCAGCCCACCACTACCAATGGCGTAAGGTTCAACCTGTAGCGAAATACTCGCCCGCGTTTCGCCTTTCTCTTTTGAGATGATGTAAGCACGACCAGCACCGATGATAGCAAGCGCTGTGAAAGAGAATGTCGGGAGAAATTCTGATGCATACGTCAGGTTATTCTTAAGCAGTTCCTGCAATTCCATCTCCGCGCCGCAATCACCAGAACAACCTAATGCAACCACTTTACTGCCGCAAACCTCCCACCCAGATTCTGGCGGTGTGTAAATCTTTTGTTCTGTATACGAACACACAACATCACCAGATGATGCCTGGGTGTCAGATGCCAGGGTCTTTCCATCCCATGCAATAGTGGTCATATCATGCTCCGGTAGTGAACAGGTCTAACGCTTCCTTCGATTTACGCACCGCTTCGATAGTGCGAGATGTGAAGTCTGGATTTGCACCGCCATCGTTGTAGTGCAACTTGAACAATTCCAGTTTCAGCTGGTCAGCACCAATGAATGCAAAAGCTTCCTCTGCCGCTGAATTGTTCTTAGATAGCAGTCGGTAAATTTCTAACTTGAATTTCTGTTCTTCAGTCATGGGAATAATCTCTGCCATTGTTGGCTCCGTTTATCCGTTAAAAGGGATATCAGTTAAGTTATCCCGTGCAGGGTATAAGCCATTGTCGAGACCACTCATTGAATGGCCTCTGCAATAACCGATGTCTTTCCATCAGTCCGCCACCACAAAGAATCTTTTTTGCCATAAGGCAGGAGGTTCATCTTTCAGTGGCTGCCAGTGTTATTTCCCCACTTACTGGCTTGGGTTGCTTCGTGGTACTGCTGTTAATTAGTGACCAGAAATTAACTCCGGTTTCATTATCAAGCCCACCCGTAGATAGGCTTTGTAATGCCTACATGGTTAAATGATTTGCCAGTCTTCAGCCATCAGGTCGCCAATGGATGGAACCCATGTAGCAAGGCGGTTCTGTGAGTTTTTCAATACAAGCGTGTCATTGAAAGTTGGCTCGCCAACATATTCGCCAAAGCCATAACCCAACGCAGACGCTAATTTTCCCCCTTTCACGAGATAAACAAACTGGTCTTTCCCATTCCATCCTGCCCGCTGCAAACTTTTGCCCTGTTTTAACGCTTCCATGGCAAGGCCGAAACTTAGCCCTGATACCGGACGATAAGCCTTTTCGAATACTTCTTTTGGACTCCAGCTAACGTAGCCATCAAAGCGATCGGTGTTAGGTTTTCCGCCATCCAGATATTCAACCAGATAGCCTTCGTCCTCGCCGTTTTCTCCGGCAGGAAGCTGCCAGCCACGAAAATCGTTATATGCCTGTCTCGTCATCGGAAAGGCGTTAATCAGTTTTACGCCAATATGCTGGGTCATAAAATTACCTATGCAGTTGGGAATAAAAAGCCCCGCAAATGCGAGGCTAAATCCTGGTATTTGTAATGAACTGGCTCTTATCTCAACGCAGCCCCTTACCGCGCGCCATATGCTCAACTTCAAGCATCAGCAATGAGATGTTTAATCTGGATTCACTACGGAAGTGATCACCACCCTGTCTACAGAGCCAGATGTGAAGGATAATGAGTAAAATTATCGCTATCATCGAAGGCATTGCGTCCTGATGTACTCCTGCAGGTAGTTAACCTGCGCGGTTATCCTGTCGATTCCACTTCGGAGACGGTAATAATTGAGTTCAGCATCTGCTGTAAGTCCTGGGCTTTCTCCATCGCCCATGCTGCTGGCTCCGGTCGTTGACTTTGCACAGGTGGCGGCGACTTGCAGGCGCTTACGACCAGCAGAAACATCAGCACGGAGACTTTCGATAGTCGCGTTAGCATCAGCAAGCTCCTTTGTGTATCTGGCGTCGAGTTCTGCTACATCACGTTGACGCTTCTGCATGTCAGCGATTATGGATGTGGCCTTATCGCGCTGCTCTTTATAGGCGATGGCGTTATCACGGTAATGATTAACAGCCCATGACAGGCAGACGATGATGCAGATAACCAGAGCATAAATAATCGCGGCGACTCTGCTCATACCTCAATCTCTCTGACCGTTCCGCCAGCTTCTTTGAATTTTGCAATCAGGCTGTCAGCCTTATGCTCGAACTGACCATAACCAGCACCCGGCAGTGAAGCCCAGATATTGCTGCAACGGTCGATTGCCTGACGGATATCACCGCGATCAATCATCGGTAAAGCGCCACGCTCTTTAATCTGCTGCAATGCCACAGCGTCCTGACTTTTGGGAGAGAAGTCTTTCAGGCCAAGCTGCTTGCGGTAGGCATCCCACCAACGGGAAAGAAGCTGGTAGCGTCCGGCGGCTGTTGACTTGAGTTTGGGGTTTAGCGTGACAAGTTTGCGAGGGTGATCGGAGTAATCAGTAAATAGCTCTCCGCCTACAATGACGTCATAACCATGATTTCTGGTTTTCTGACGTCCGTTATCAGTTCCCTCTGACCACGCCAGCATATCGAGGAACGCCTTACGTTGATTATTGATTTCCACCATCTTCTACTCCGGCTTTTTTAGCAGCGAAGCGTTTGATAAGCGAACCAATCGAGTCAGTACCGATGTAGCCGATAAACACGCTCGTTATATAAGCGAGATTGCTACTTAGTCCGGCGAAGTCGAGAAGGTCACGAATGAACCAGGCGATAATGGCGCACATCGTTGCGTCTATTACTGTTTTTGTAAACGCACCGCCATTATATCTGCCGCGAAGGTACGCCATTGCAAACGCAAGGATTGCCCCGATGCCTTGTTCCTTTGCCGCGAGAATGGCGGCTAACAGGTCATGTTTTTCTGGCATCTTCATGTCTTACCCCCAATAAGGGGATTTGCTCTATTTAATTAGGAATAAGGTCGATTACTGATAGAACAAATCCAGGCTACTGTGTTTAGTAATCAGATTTGTTCGTGACCGATATGCACGGGCAAAACGGCATGAGGTTGTTAGCGCAACCTCTTGCCACCCGCTTTCACGAAGGTCATGTGTAGAAGGCCGCAGCATAACTATCACTGATGAATCCAGGATAGCCAGTGGCTACGGCTCAGTTTGGGTTGTGCTGTTGCTGGTCGGCGATGACGCCTGTACGCATTTGGTGATCCGGTTCTACTTCCGGCATTCGCTTAATTAGCCAAATACTCTTAACGTTGCGTTGTGATGGTCGGTGCTGAACTCCGACTCAGGGTTGTAGCAAGCCCCGCAAAGCGCGCACTACTGTAGTTGCGGCACATCAGCCTGTGCATTCATCACAACGGTAAGAGCACTCGGTGCATTTAAGCCAAGCCCCATAAGGGAGAATGCTCTTACCTGTTGCACAGACATAAAAAATCCAGAAACCGTTATGCAGGCTCTAACTATTACCTGCGAACTGTTTCGGGATTGCATTTTGCAGACCTCTCAGCCTGCGATGGTTGGAGTTCCAGACGATACGTCGAAGTGACCAACTAGGCGTAATCGGTAGTAAGAGCCGCCTCTTTTCATCTCACTACCACAACGAGCGAATTAACCCATCGTTGGGTCAAATTTACCCAAGTTTATTCAAAAAGTCAATATTATGCCGTTAATATGTTGCCATCCGTGGCAATCATGCTGTTAACGTGTGACCGCATTCAAAATGTTGTCTGCGATTGACTCTTCTTTGTGGCATTGCACCACCAGAGCGTCATACAGAGGCTTAACAGTGCGTGACCAGGTGGGTTGGGTAAGGTTTGGTATTAGCATCGTCACAGCGCGATATGCTGCGCTTGCTGGCATCCTTGAATAGCCGACGCCTTTGCATCTTCCGCACTCTTTCTCAACAACTCTCCCCCACTGCTCCGTTTTGGCTATATCAACCGCACGGCCTGTACCGTGGCAATCTCTGCATCTTGCACCCGGCGTCGCGGCACTACGGCAATAATCCGCATAAGCGAATGTTGCGAGCACTTGCAGTACCTTTGCCTTAGTATTTCCTTCGAGCTTTGCCACACCACGGTATTTCCCCGATACCTTGTGTGCAAATTGCATCAGATAGTTGATAGCCTTTTGTTTGTCGTTCTGGCTGAGTTCGTGCTTACCGCAAAATGCAGCCATCCCGAATCCGGCCTGTGATTGTGCCATCCCCATAGCAGCCATCACATCAGTACCGGAAAGAGAGTCAGAAGCCGTAGCCCGTGGTGAGTCGCTCATCATCGGGCTTTTTGGCGAATGAAATTTAGCTACGCTTTCGAGTCTCATGCGCCTTCTCCCTGTACATGAATCAATGTGAGGTTTCCGCAGAACACTGCGCCGGTATCGATATACATCTGGTTGGCAAACTTGAGTGGTTTCACTGCTGGCGTATGACCAAAGATGAACGTGTCCGCTCCTTTGATTTCTTTCACGATCCCGTCTTGTGAGTTGCTGATTCGTTCGCGGTTCCAGATTACCTGCTGATGATCAACTGGCTTTCCAAATTCGTATTCGTCACAAGGATAATCGGCGTGGCAGATGACATATTTTTTACCTTCGCTCGCCAGTTCGATGATTAACGGAAGTTCATCTACTTTATGGGCAAGAGCTTTAGCCAGAATTTCTTTGTCGTAATCGAGATTAAAGAACCAGCCACCGCCATTAAACAGCCAGTGATTGACGTTTCCACGCTCTGATAAGCCATCAATCATCATTTGCTCATGGTTTCCACGTACAGCTCTGAACCAGGGGAATGTGATTAATTCCAGGCATTCGACGTTCTCTGTACCGCGATCAACCAAATCGCCAACCGAGATAAGCAGGTCTTTTTTGGTGTCGAATCCTATCGTCTCCAGTTTTTTCATCAGGTTCGTGTAGCATCCGTGCAGATCGCCAACTACCCAAATATTTCGGTATTTGCTGCCATCAATTCTTTCGTAATAGCGCATCTCTTTCACTCCATCCGCGATGAACCATGAGAACGTCGTTGACGATGGCGTGCATTTTCCCGTCTTTATCATCAACGTATTTTCTGACCGTACCGCGACTACATTTCAGTCTGCGTGCTACTTCTGTCTGGTTTCCGTATGCTTCAACGAGCATGTCTGGAATGGTTTTTACTGAGAACGTCATGCGGCCTCACTTCTGCTATTTCGCAGGTCTTTGAGTTTCTGTTGGTACTCTGCCTTGATCGCCTTGCACTCTTCGATAGTCCAGCGATGGCGGTTATGGTTTGATTCGATTTCGTCTACTGCTTCCTGCCCGATGCGATTAATCAGTTCGACGCGATACGGAACGAGATTTCCGCTTTTGTGCTGGTTGCACACCACGCATTGCTTGTGAATATTGCGTTCATCAAATCGGAGTTGAGGTGCCGCAGCAGTTGTCCGGTAATGTCCGGCATCCCACTGAGCAGACGTGAGCGTTCCGCACGAGATACATGGTAAGTCGCGGTCTCTTTCTCTGATGAAGGCGTTTACGGCTTGTTGGGCTTGTTTAATCCAGTAACTGCGGGGCTTTAAGGCGAGTTTTCGAATCTTAAGTTTATCTTTCTGTTTCTGCTCCTCTCGTCGTCGTTTCTTCTCTGCTGCTTTTTCCGCTTTTTCGCGTTCTTTACTTCGTCGTTCGAGTGCTATCTTGGTTCCACACTCTGGAGAGCACCACCACTGATTAGCGAATGCAGGGTGAAACCATTCCCGACATTCATCGTTTTTACATCGTCTTCGCGCTGGTTTAGCCATCGTCTTCTTCCTCGTACATTGAGCTATTCGGATCGCTCATCAGTTCTGCGCAGCAGTGCTCACACACGTGAACTTCCAGCACATGCAGCTTCTTACCGCAGTTAGCGCACGTTAAAGCCCGCTCGACGCTTTCTTTCTGGTATTGAAGGGATTGGGATGGGCTAAGCATTATTGGCGTCCTGCATCATGAGAAAGACAATCATGGCGGCACGGAGTGGATTGTCATATGCGACACCAACATTCGGTCCGGCATCATCAAGCAAGTCCCTTGCGTTGTCTGTAGCGCACGGCATTGAGGGATTGTCTAAAATTATGCTGATGTTGTTTTCAGTGATAATCGGCCATGCGTCTGCTGGGTTTGCGCATGGGTTAAAGGATCCGCGCTCAACCTCTACTTCAACTGCGTCTCCGTTTACAATGTCTCCCTCAAATGAGATAAACACCATCGCGCCATTCTCACCTTCTTTGTAATCCGGTGATCCGTTATGAATGGCTTCGAATACCGCCACGTTAATTTCAAAATCACTTAACTGTGAATAATCCATTGTCATTTCCTCGCACGATGTCTTAGCCACCGGATATCCCACAGGTGAGCCGTGTAGTTGAAGGTTTTTACGTCAGATTCTTTTGGGATTGGCTTGGGTTTATTTCTGGAGCGTTTCGTTGGAAGGTATTTGCAGTTTTCGCAGATGATGTCGGTGATGCTTCGTCGCTGTCGCCTCATGCTGCCCTCCTGACGCCCTGCCCGATCGCCATCAATGCCGCTTTGGATACAGTAGTAAACATCCGTCGAGGACTGATGAACGGTCGCCAAATCAGCAGCATTGAGCCTTTGCTGTTTCCCTTCTTCTCCAGCCCTGTCGATGGTTCGATAAAATTAATCCGTCCATCAGTGATGATGCGAACTTCGTCAACACTCTCCAGAGCCTTGTTGAACCATCCGACTGACATATCCTCTGGCACAAGCATCACTACCGTCTGTCGCTGTTGTATGCACTGCTCAGCGGCTTTTTCCACCCACGGCCTGATATTGCTGTACGGTGGGTTATTCCAGATTGCCCCGTGGCTTATCCACTCAGAATTTAGCGCGTCGTCGGCCTCAGTTAACCAGTGAGCGCACAGAGCATTTTTGTCGCTCGCTGCCGAATCCAGCCAGAATCCAAACTCAATATCCAGTGCATCAAAAAGCCAAAGCGGCGTTTGCCAGCAGTCCTTGTCGTGTGCTGGCGTATTTGATTTGATAGTCATGCTGCCCGATCTCCCCATCGCGCTTTCCATTCGAGAGCCAGTCGCGCTTCGTCTGACCACTTAACGCCACGTTCTGTACCGAATGCCTGTATAAGCTCTAATAGCTCCGCAAATTCGCTTACACGCATCCTGCTGGTTGACTGGCCTATTACCACAAAGCCATTCCCGGCAAGGTTAGGAACAACGTCCTGCTGCTTTAATGCTGCTGTAAACACACACTTCCAGCTTTCTGCATCCAGCCAGCGCCCATGCCATTCAACCTGACGAGAGACGTCACCAAGGCAAGCCCAAAGCTTTCGATTCTGGTCTAAGCTGCGGTTGCGTTCCTGAATGGTTACTACGATTGGTTTGGTTGGGTCTGGAAGAATTTGCTGTACTGCGTGAATAGCGTTTTGCTGATGTGCTGGAGATCGAATTTCAAAGGTTAGTTTTTTCATGACTTCCCTCTCCCCCAAATAAAAAGGCCTGCGATTACCAGCAGGCCTGTTATTAGCTCAGTGATGTGGATGGTCATCAGAATCCTCCTTTCTTCTTGGATTGCGGTTCCTCGCGTTCACGGCGGCGCATTTCAGCAGACTGTTGGTCTGTGTCATAAATAGCGCCATTTGCCTGAATGCAATACACCGTGCCGGTATTGCCATGACGATTGAGACGAAGGATTAGTTCGGTTTCACCAGGTGGAACACTGTCATCAAAAGCACCTTCACGATGGATCCCCACCCAATAATCGCAATCCTGTTCAATCTGCCCTGTATCTCGTGAGTCACTTGGTAATGGGCGTTTATTGGTTCGGCTTTCCAGTGCGCGGTTAAGCTGTGTCAGAAGCACAACAACGCAATCAAGCTCTTTGGCAAGGTTCTTCAGTCCTTTGGTGATCATGCCGTAAGCAAGGTCGTTGCGATCGGCCTTTTCAGCGGTCATTAGTGTCAGGTAATCGACCAGAATCATGCCAACACATCCTTTTTCTCGCTTGATTCGACGGCTTTCGCTGACGATTTGAGCCAGAGATAATCCCGGCGTGTCGTCGATGTAAAGCAGGTCGATTTCACTCAAGCGATTGGCTGTTTCGATCGCCCTGTTGAAGTCACCATCGTAATCACCCTGATAGCCGTCATCAGCGTCATTTGTCGCCGGAAGGTAAAAAATATTCGGGTTAACACCAGACTTCTGCCCTACCAGTTTTTCCAGTATCTGGTCACCTGGCATTTCAAGGCTGAACATAAGAGCGGGCTTTTTCTCATGCACTGCGCAGTTGATTGCCATCTGGCTGTATAGCGTCGTTTTCCCCATCTTAGGGCGAGCACCAATGACAAACAGAGAGCCTTTCACCAGACCTTTCGGTGACAGCATCCTGTCCAGCGATGGGATACCTGTGCTCATTCCTCGTTGTTCGCCTGATGGGTCAAATCGCTTCTCAAGGTCGCTAACCCAGTCTTCCATGACCTCACCAAATGAGCGAAGGCCGCGACGCGATCCGGTTTTTGCATGGTCTGTCAGTTGCGTGAAAATCGCCTGAATAGCTTCGTACTTCTGCGTTGCAGTCATTCCGTTGCGGGAATAGAGCAATTCCGTCGCTTCAGTCATGCGGTTGATGGCGTAGCGTTCCATTGCAGTTTCACGAACCTGCATTGCATAGGCAACGATGTTTGCGGCGCTTGGCGTGTTCTTTGCGATCTCAGCGATATAAGCAAAACCGCCAACAGACGCCGTTAACGATTTACGCTCCAGTTCATCGAAAAGCGTCAGGCCATCTACTGGCTTTTGCTCCCGGTGCATTCTGGTTATTTCTTCGAAAAGGATTTTGTGTGGTCGGCTGTAAAATGAATCAGGCTTCAACATCGCCAGAACTTTCTGGACGCGCTCACTGCTGTCATCATCCAGAAGCAATCCACCAATCACCGCCTGCTCTGCCTCGATGCTATGGGGCGGCGCATAAAAATTATCGGTCATCGTGTTCACCCTCACGAACTTTCAGGTAGGTATTATCGTTAAGCAGGAAATCAAATCCCTTTTTGTGCCAGACAGTTCCGCGTTGATGGTTTGGACGCTCTTCGAACATCCATCGACAATTTTCGCCTACGTAGCTCAAATAATTTCTCCAGTCCTGCATCGTGAACCCATGCCCGTCAAGCTGGCGGGTTATCACTCCGGCTTTGCGCCAGAACGTTCGGATCTGGTTTTTACGCTTGTCATTCAGTGCGCGGATTCTTGGCGCTTCAGGAAGGATTTCGTGGTAAGCATCGACAACATCCTGACAGCTGACGGAAGTTTTTTTCTTGTCAGACTTTTTGTCTGCTGTGGCACTCTCTAATACGTCAGTATTAGAGATATTATTTATATTATTGTTTATGGACAACCGTTGGACAACCGTTGGACAATCTCCGCTGAGAGCCGCGACATTACTGGTGTTTGCGTTGGACAACCGTTGGACAACCGTTGGACAATTTTTTGCCTGAAAATCGTCATATTTAACGATTGTAAACAGGCTAAATTTCTTCCCCATCGAGCAAATATTAAGCATCCCTTTCGACTCAAAAGTCCGTAATAAGCTCCGAACTTTGTTGTCGGGGATGAATGTTTCTCTGACCAGCGACGGGCGTCCAGTTATCATCTGACCGCGATCAACAGTTATCGGACCGATATCCGTATTGACGACAGTAGATTCGTGATTAGCCTTGAGGATTAAGTGAAGCCAAAGATGTACTGCCTGAGAGTCCTTATAGAGCCTGCTGTCCATAAACTGGCGGTGTATAGAGACATACCCCATACTGGATGCCTCCTGATGTTGTACAGGGTTATGCCTGTAATCAGCTAACTTAACGACGCCCATGTTTCACTCCTGCTTTGGCTAGTCTGTAAACACCAACAAGGCGCTCTGCGAACGCCCTGTTATTTGCTGCGGCTACCACTAATCCCTCAGGTGAATCAGAGTGTCGAATCTCTTCTTTTTCCTGGTATTTCTTACGACGTTTTGTCATAATTACTCCTGTGGATTGATCCAGTCTTTCTACATCAGGCCTCGAAGAATTCGCCGTTCTTCGGGGCTTTTTCTTTTGTCAGCATTCTGGCTACTTTCTTAGCCAGTTCCGCCAACTCCTCGTCTTCAACACCCCATTCAAGAACAGCCAGAAGCATTCCCATTTTTGGGATGAAGCTGTCTTTCCATCGCGAAATTTGCGATTCATTAATCCCTAACGCGTCGGCAACCTTTCGCTGGCCACGTACAGCAATTCGATTCAGGATGTTGCTTGTAATTGCATTCGCTTTCTTGCGAGTACTTGTAAGTTGCATATGTAAGTATTTCCTTAACTAATAAGAAGTTATGCGCATCAACTTATGCGCGTTGTATTCCCGCATTTCGGCGGGAATGAGGACCATGACTGTTAAAGAGCGGTGTTACTATTTGTTTTTCTTGTTGCTTGGGAAAGGACGAACTTCCTCTCCAATCACACTGCCATCAGGCTTTACCGTAACCATAATGTTACGACCTGCCAGAATGGCCTTGCTGATAGCGCACTGGATTACACCAAAGTCACTGGCTGCTTTAGCCTGTCCATGGATTTTGGCGTAATCGGCAAGTGTCATTCGAATCATATGCACTCTCCGTTATTAACCATGAACAAAGAATACTACAGGTATTCAAAGCAATCAATACTCAGGGTATTTTTAGTTTAAGTACCTTAGCTATTAGAATTAAGCTATGGAAAATAAAAAATCACTGACGACAGAACAGCTCGAAGACGCTAAGCGGCTTAAGGCTTTGTATGAGTCAAAAAAGAAAGAATTGGGAATAACCCAATACTCAATCGCTGATGAACTGGGTATCACCCAAGGAGCGGTAGGGCATTATCTTAATGGCAGAAACGCGCTAAATGTTGAGGTCGCATCTGGTTTTGCACGTTTGTTGCAAGTCTCAATTGCTGATTTTAGCCAGTCAATTGCTGCCAAGGTTGCAGAACAGGCAGAAAGCCTTAAGAGCGATGCCAACGTAAGGTATGCAGGGGAATACAGAGCAGGAAAGAGGTATCCGGTGTTAAGCAGTATCCAGGCTGGCTCGTGGTGTGAAGCATGCGAACCATACACCATTAAAGACATAGATGTTTGGCTTGAGTCTGACGCGCATATTCAAGGTAATGCGTTTTGGCTTAAAGTGGAAGGTGATTCAATGACGGCACCGGTTGGGTTAAGCATTCCAGAGGGAACATTCGTTCTTTTCGATACCGGAAGGGAGGCGATCAACGGCAGCTTGGTCATAGCAAAACTTTCTGACTCTAACGAAGCAACATTCAAGAAGCTGATAATCGACGGCGGAAATAAATACCTCAAGGGACTTAATCCTGCATGGCCTCTCGTGCCAATCAATGGAAACTGCAAGATTATAGGCGTTGCAATTGAGACAAAACTCAGACTGGTTTGATCACGCAAGGGGGCGCTTATGGTTGGAACCGCTATAGCAAGCTTTTTGGGGATGTTGGCAATCTCAACAATTTACGGCTTAGCGCATGCTTTTATTGCGAAATCTCTATCAGAAAAAATAAGCCAGGCTTGGGCGCATAGATCAGCTCGTTTCATGATTCTAGTTGTCATAGCAATACAAGGGATATCTGCATTTATCCTCTATGGATCAAGCTTATACCTATTGTATCAAGGCGCGACATTTACGCCTTACACCAGTGATTACGGAACTCTATACGATGGTAGTGAAGACATCACTGTGGCTTGGATCGTCTTTGGTTTATCTATGGCCGTGTCTGTTGTAGCAGACATCATTAAGGTAATTCTCGTCTTAACCTTCGCTGACTAACCTATAATCCCGGCAGCAATAGCTATCGGGATCCACTTCACATATCCCGCATAAAAAGCACTGAACAAGCAGACACCGAAAAAAATAAATATCCTTTGTATTCATTTGCTTATCATTATTTCACCAAAAATAAATACCTTGGGTATTTACACAATAAAATACCTACAGTATTCTTTAGCCATCAGCAGGACGCTGGAAGCCAAACGGAACAGATTGGCAGGCTCTTTAACATTGATGGGATTGTCCCGCCGAAATGCGGGAACCAAAGAGTAGTTGGCTTTGGGGTGACGTGAAGTGCAGCTGCACGACGGCAACCGGAAGATAAGCACCCGGCGCGTCACCGCCAAAGTCAATCATCGGAGGTCAACATGACAGTAGTCATTACATATCTGGCTGACGATAACGCCAGAAATCGCCGCAGAGCACGCAGACAGGCTCAACGTGAACAGGCAATGCAAGAACAGCGACTGGCGCGAAAAATTGCGCTAAAGCTCTCTGGTTGCGTCAGAGCAGATAAAGCAGCATCACTCGGAAGCCTTCGCTGCAAGAAGGCAGAAGAAGTCGAGAGTAAACAGAATCGTATTTACTACCGCAAGCCACGCAGTGAAATGGGTGTGACTTGTGTTGGTCGCCAGAAAATGAAATTAGGCAGCAAACCACTTATTTGAGGTGAGATATGAACATGAATGTATCTTTAACAAAATCATTGCTTGCCAGTCGTGGATTAAAGATGAAACCAACAAAAAGTTATAAAAACGGCAGTCGATGCTACTCAGTTTCAGGATGGAGCGGAGAGTACACAATCAAAGGTATTTTGTGGCAGTTAGGATTTTGATGATTCTTTTGGCAGCAAGACACAGAGGTGAATATGAACGCAGTTGAGTTTACAAAATGGATGGCAGAGCAAGATATCACAGGAGCCGACGAAAAGGCTGTGTACTACATGGCTATGCTATGGATTCACAAAGCAAAAGAGGCTGCAAATGCTCTTGGAGGTGAGTGATGAAAGTAAAAATAACTGCTTCTAATACCAGTTTTGTAAGTGTTGGTGATATTACAGAAGTAATAACAAATCATGATGGAACACAAGTTATGTGGTCTGATTTCTGTAAAAGATATGAGCGAGTTAGTTGGTGTAAACTCGTATGGGGCGTCGAATACGAAGAATTACCTGAAATGCATGACGAATAAGCACTGTGTATTCATTCCAACGAGTGAATACACGGAGCAATGTCGCTCGTAACTAAACAGGAGCCGACTTGTTCTGATTATTGGAAATCTTCTTTGCCCTCCAGTGTGAGGGCTTTTTTATATGCATACCAATAACGCTTCACTCGAGGCGTTTTCGTTATGCAATCAAACAGAAGGAGCATCCTATGCAACAGTTCGCTATTGCAGGGGCGGCATCGGTTCGCCCTTTCAACCCGATTTTATCGGTACAGCATTCACGAAAAAATATTTTAACCGGAGCAGACTTTAAACAACCAAGAATGAAAAGTTTGCTCGAAAAGCTTTGGGATATTTTGAAACAACAAGGCCGTCCATGAGTTTTACAGATAACTGGTCAGACGAAGAATTCATTCGTCAGATGAACAAAATGCTCAATCAGCACAAAGAACAGGAGAAAGATGATGATTCTGACTCTGAATGATAAGCGTGAAATATCGCAAATAATCGCAAGTTTTACTGATGAAGATTACGAACGAATCAACAGTGAAGTTGATCGCCTCTGCAAACGTTGCGACCCAATAAGCGAAATGCTTCGCTCATATAAACCAGATGAACACACTAAGGACGCTATCGACTGGCTGGAAGATGATGACTGTAACTATCAGGAAAAAGCCGCTGAATGGTTCTGGGATGCAATAACCGAAAGAGTTAAGGCTGAATATGCCTTCGCAATATTCAAACGCAGACACATTTTTGGAGAAGCAGCATGAGCAATATCGTTGAATTCGTTAAACAGCAGGAGCAGTTATTCTGCGGAGCATTGACTGAACAGACGGTGACATGGGCTAAGGAAAGCCAGTTTGCAATTCAGTATTTCCAGAAAAACGATTACCTGGCTAAAACGGCACTGGCAAATCCAACCAGCGCACAGAACGCCATCATCAATGTTGCGGCGATCGGCATCACCTTAAATCCTGCCAGCAAACTGGCTTATCTGGTTCCGCGCGACGGCATGGTGTGCCTTGATATCAGCTATATGGGATTGCTACATATTGCAATGGAGTCTGGTGTTATCTCATGGGGTCAGGCAAAACTTGTTCATGCTAACGATACCTATGAGTCAAACGGGCTTGATAAAGCACCAACCCATAAATACAACGCCTTCGGTGATCGTGGTGATATCGTTGGCGTTTACTGCACAGTTAAGACGCCAGCAGGTGATTATCTAACGGAAGAGATGAGTCTGGCTGAAATTGAGGCTGTAAGGAAAACAAGCAAGGCAGCATTCAGCGATAAAGGACCATGGGTAAATCACTGGAATGAGATGGCGCGAAAGACGGTCGTAAAGCGTGCAAGCAAGTATTGGCCTAAGGCATCACGTCTTGATAGTGCTATTCACGTACTAAACGAAGAAGAAGGTGTATGGACTGAACCAGTTATGCCGCACAAATCAGAGGAAGATATCCGCGAAGATGAACGGAAACTCCAGCAGGAAATAACGGATAAAGCACAACTTCTTTGTGATGAAATGGCTCAGGCAGAAAACATGGATGATTTGAAGCGATATTTTGCAGAAGCATATCGCCTGACATCTGGAATGAAATTGCAGCAGAACGTACAAGCCATTTACATAGAATGCAAAGCGAAACTGGAGGTTGCCAGTGAGTAAACTGTATGAAATTGCCAATGAATACGCAAAATTGATGGATTCAGATTTAGAGCCAGAGATGATTGCTGACACAATAGAAGGCATGGAAGGAGAATTTACCGATAAAATAGAGCAACTTCTCGCCATTATTAAAAATGAATCTGGTTATGCTGAACGCCTCAAGGAAGAGGCAAAGTCACTAAATGAGCGAGCCGCAGTAATTCAAAATAAGATTGACAGCATTATGGCGTATATAGCGTCATCGCTTGAAATGGTTGGCAAGAAAAAGATTAGAGCAGGTATTCACCAGGTAACAATCCGCAAAACGTCAGAAACTGTAGAAATCATCGACTCAAGCGCCCTTCCTCCTGAATACGTTGAGTTCGAAACAACAATTAAAGCCGACAAGTTGGCAATCAAGCACCAACTAAAAGCAGGAATAAATATCCCCGGCGCTCAACTCAAGGTTGGGAAACCTTCACTTCTTATCAAATAACGGTATCGACTATGAAAAAGACTCCATGGGAGAAATGGGAAGTCGATTTCTTGCGCGAAGTGGCGGCGACAATGCCAGTTGAAGTTATCGCTGAAAAACTGGAAAGGACTGAAAAAGCAGTAATGGCGAAAGCAACAAGGATTGGAGCTGACATTGTTAGCCGACTTCGTGGAAGACGCTGGACAAGAGCCGAAGTATCACTTTTCGGTAAGTTCTCCGCAGAAGAAATAGCAATTGCAACCTGCCGCTCAATTTATTCAGTAAGAGCTATGCGATACAAGCTAAAAAAACTCGATGAAGAAAGAGCAGGCATACGAATAAATTAACAAAGAGGAATTAATCATGAGAGGACTTGCTTACAATCCCGGCATTCTTCCGGCAGAAATGATTATTCGCCAACGCGTAAAGCCAATGCCATCGAGAGAGGAATTACTTAAGAGAAATTCTTTTCCTTCAGTGAATCAAAACAAATATCTGAATGCGATGTGGCGGAGTGGGAAGAAATGAAACAAATGTCACTAATTGAGATGGATGGTTTTCTGAAAGGTAAATGCATCCCACGAGATTTAAAGGTTAACGAAACAAACGCTGAATATCTGGTGCGTAAATTTGCTGAAGCGGAGTCCAAGTGCGCGGCGCTGGCGGCGGAGAATGCGGGGCTGAAGTCTGGCGCTATGGACGAAATCAAGGTTATCAACCGTGGAGGTCAGGCATATTGCGTAAAAGATGGAGTGCGAGTTAATCCCATGTATGCAAGAGGGTGGAATGACTATCGCGCAAAGTCTCTGCAATCAGACACCCCAGCCACCGATGCTTTCCTGGCTGAAATTCGTGCACAGGGGGTTGAGATGTTTGCTGACAATCTGTTGTGTCCAGACCTTGATGGCACTATCCGTGACTTTGCTGCCCAGCTTCGCAAAGGAGGCAACCAGTGAGTAACCGTTTTTACATGATGTGCTTGCGTGAAACTGTGGGTAATAACGCCTCATTCCATTGCCATAACGGCAATGGTTACAGTTCTGATATCGATCGCGCTCATGTTTACACGCTGGAAGAAGCCCAAAAAGCCTGGAATTGTGGGCGAGATATCGATCAGCCTGTTTGCGCTGATAGCGTGGATGCAATGGCAGTGTGGCACGTTGATTGCCAGTACATCCCTACAGAAAGCCTGATTGAGTCAGATTGCACTGCGTATGTGGCCTACAAAAAAGGTAGCTGGAACGGCAACGATGTTTACTGGCTTCAACACGGTGGATTGCCAACAGATGACTTCAGTAAAGCGACCATCTTTAGCGTCGCCAACAAAAACGAACCAGGAATAGTTTGGTTGCCATTTTCCATTGCTGATGCAGCAAAGCGCAGGACGTTCAATATCAATAACTTTAACCGCAGAACAATGGTTCAGGGCGCAGGTTTGGTCATGCCTGACTGGTTGAAAGAGCAGAACAGAAGAAAGAAGTCGCGAAGCGGGAAGGTGCGTTGGAATTGTCCGCATTGCGGAAAAATCTCCTGGCAGTACAGCCCATATGATTTTGAAGGCTGTAGTGATTACAACTGTGAAGGATGGCGAGAATGACAATTGACTATCAGGCACTGCGTGATGCGGCAGAAGCAATAAAAATAGCAGCCACACCACAAAAATTGCTGGCATTTCGTATGAAGGTCACACCTCAGGTTGTGCTGGCACTACTGGATGAACGGGAAAGGAACCAGCAATACATCAAATCCCGCGACCAGGAGAACGAGGAAATTGCGCTAACGGTAGGGAAGCTGCGCGTTGAGCTGGAAGCAGCAAAAAAGCGCATAGCAGAACTGGAAGCCGAACCTGTAAGCCAAACTTACAAGTTGAGCGAGCTATCGGGCAACTCTCCGGTAACTCCGGATGGTTGGATAAGCTGTAGTGATCGAATGCCTGAAAAGGGCCAGAACGTGCTTATTTCGGTGAATTTCGATAGCTCTCTGGTTGAACCGCTAATATGCTCGGCACGCTATACCGGGAGCACCTTCCGGCGCGGAGCTGCAACGGTTAAGCCGGGTAACGGTATTGAGCAAGCAACTCACTGGATGCCGCTGCCAGAACCGCCGCAGGAGGTTAACCGTGGCTAACCTGCAACTTGCCGTCAAAGGTGAATAACAATCCTCGCACTCGCGGGGATTTCTTTTATATGGGGATAATATGACCATCCACTTTCACGGCAGCCCAATATGGGGTGATGAGCATGCCCATACAGATATGCTGATTAAAGCCCTTTACCGTGATGGTGGGGCTTTTGTTTCATTTGCCAGACCAGAGCAGATGAAAAAGATTGCCATGTTCCCTTGTGATATACGCCTTGATAACGGTGCTTTTAGCGACTGGATGAAAGCATTAAAGAAAGGCACTCCGGTAGACTGGAGTAAGAGACGAGCAAAATTCTACGACTTTGTTGGGAAGTGGTTCAGCAGAATTGAATGGTTTCTTATACCTGACGTTATCGAAGGGACAGAGGCAGAAAACGACGAGCAGATTGAGTTGGTTCCTGATTGGCTAAAATCAAAAGCGGTTCCGGTCTGGCATACCGACGAATCAATTGAACGTCTTTTACGCCTTTCTGGCAAATTTGAATGGGTGGCGATTGGATGCTGCGGCCCACACAGGCACATACGCTCTAAATGGTGGGAACAGAGAATGGATGAAGTTTTCACTGAGCTTTATATCAATCGTAATTTGAAAGTGAAAATTCATGGTCTTCGAATGCTCGACGTGAGAGTTCTTGGTATGTATCCGTTCGCCAGTGCGGATTCTACTAATGTTGCTGTTAACGTACCGAAGACAGAGAAGCGATTTCCTGAGATTACCGACAAACTGGCACGTACAGCTGTACTTCGCGCTGCTATTGAAAAGGTGCACCCGCCATCGATATCAGCATGGGTAGACAGAAAGATGAGAGAGCCGGCGCAAGCCGGTTTTTTATTTGAATTCACCGACGCCGCTTAATGCGGATTTCTTTTATATGAACTCGCTACGGCGAGTTTTGTTTTATGGAGATGATAAATGCACTTCCGAGTCACAGGTGAATGGAATGGAGAGCCATTCGACAGGGTTATCGAAGCAGAGGACATCAACGACTGCTATAACCACTGGATGATATGGGCGCAGATAGCACATGCAGACGTAACCAATATTCGAATTGAAGAACTGAAAGAACACCAAGCCGCCTGATGGCGGTTTTTTATTGCCTGATTTGCAGGTTCGATTCCCTATTCGGAGATAGCACTCATGCAACACGAACTACAACCTGATTCACTGGTTGATTTGAAATTCATCATGGCTGATACTGGCTTTGGTAAAACCTTCATCTATGATCGGATTAAGTCCGGCGACCTGCCAAAAGCCAAAGTTATCCACGGGCGAGCAAGATGGTTATATCGTGACCATTGTGAATTCAAAAATAAGCTCTTAAGCCGCGCCAATGGGTAAAATAGCGGGTAAAATATTTTTCACATCTAAAAAATACCATTCCAATCAATCCCCTGCCGCGCCAAGTAGATGTCTGCAGGGGACACCAGATACCCTTCAAACGAAATCTACCTTCACCCCGTAAAAGATGGGTTTGGCAGCACACTTGCCTTATATCTACTCATTTTTACTGCAACAGGTTGAAATCTCAGCACTGTCAGAAAGCGCTGATGACTAAACAGCCCTGGGCCGGGCGATGTAACCATCACACAGAATCCTGATAGCGAAATATGGCGTGACTCGATACTTCACTCCGCAATGCATTCCTTGATGAATTCGCAGGACCGTGATACACGGGACAGGTCACTGAATGACGACAATGTCCTGGAAATCAGCGAACCGCGCATCTGAAGTACATTTGAGCGACTGTACCAGAACATGAATGAGGCGTTTGGATTAGGCGATTATTAGCAGGGCTAAGCATTTTACTATTATTATTTTCCGGTTGAGGGATATAGAGCTATCGACAACAACCGGAAAAAGTTTACGTCTATATTGCTGAAGGTACAGGCGTTTCCATAACTATTTGCTCGCGTTTTTTACTCAAGAAGAAAATGCCAAATAGCAACATCAGGCAGACAATACCCGAAATTGCGAAGAAAACTGTCTGGTAGCCTGCGTGGTCAAAGAGTATCCCAGTCGGCGTTGAAAGCAGCACAATCCCAAGCGAACTGGCAATTTGAAAACCAATCAGAAAGATCGTCGACGACAGGCGCTTATCAAAGTTTGCCACGCTGTATTTGAAGACGGATATGACACAAAGTGGAACCTCAATGGCATGTAACAACTTCACTAATGAAATAATCCAGGGGTTAACGAACAGCGCGCAGGAAAGGATACGCAACGCCATAATCACAACTCCGATAAGTAATGCATTTTTTGGCCCTACCCGATTCACAAAGAAAGGAATAATCGCCATGCACAGCGCTTCGAGTACCACCTGGAATGAGTTGAGATAACCATACAGGCGCGTTCCTACATCGTGTGATTCGAATAAACCTGCATAAAAGACAGGAAAAAGTTGTTGATCAAAAATGTTATAGAAAGACCACGTCCCCACAATAAATATGACGAAAACCCAGAAGTTTCGATCCTTGAAAACTGCGATAAAATCCTCTTTTTTTACCCCTCCCGCATCTGCCGCTACGCACTGGTGATCCTTATCTTTAAAACGCATGTTGATCATCATAAATACAGCGCCAAATAGCGAGACCAACCAGAAGTTGATATGGGGACTGATACTAAAAAATATGCCGGCAAAGAACGCGCCAATAGCATAGCCAAAAGATCCCCAGGCGCGCGCTGTTCCATATTCGAAATGAAAATTTCGCGCCATTTTTTCGGTGAAGCTATCAAGCAAACCGCATCCCGCCAGATACCCCAAGCCAAAAAATAGCGCCCCCAGAATTAGACCTACAGAAAAATTGCTTTGCAGTAACGGTTCATAAACGTAAATCATAAACGGTCCGGTCAAGACCAGGATGAAACTCATACACCAGATGAGCGGTTTCTTCAGACCGAGTTTATCCTGAACGATGCCGTAGAACATCATAAATAGAATGCTGGTAAACTGGTTGACCGAATAAAGTGTACCTAATTCCGTCCCTGTCAACCCTAGATGTCCTTTCAGCCAAATAGCGTATAACGACCACCACAGCGACCAGGAAATAAAAAAGAGAAATGAGTAACTGGATGCAAAACGATAGTACGCATTTCTGAATGGAATATTCAGTGCCAT